GTTGTAGGCAGCGGCCTCCTTCTCGGTTGGCGGTGCAAACTTGTCCAGCTCGTCCAGTACGGCGATGCAGATGGGCCGGCTGGAGATGTTGGCCGGACTGTTACTGCCGACCAGCGACAAGGTCATCGTGGCAAACTGCATTTCTAAAATTTTGAAGTCGTCCATGTCTTGCGGAAACAGGGACCGCACTGGCCGGCATTTCTGAAAAATCGGGGTTAGCCGCGTCTCGCTGTAGCTGCGGGCCAAGTCGGCGTTGGGCATGACGAGCAGCGCCGGCGCTGGGTCGTTGGCGATGCGGTAGGCGAGCCAGATCGCCAGCGTCAGGGTCTTTCCCGTCTGACTTCCCCAGCAAAGTGTGACGGTGTGGACGCCCGGATCCGCCAGCGCGTCCAGCACGCCTCGGACGTAAGGCGTCCAGCTGGTGCTGTAGAGTCCCGGGCGTGCGGTCAACCGGCTGTCCAGTTGGATGTTCCGTTCCGCCCACTCAATGACGCTAGGCGGCTTTTCGTAGTGCCACCGTGCCCTCGCCCTCCGGCGCAGCTCCTCCTGCGCCCCGGTCACAGGGCCGCCTCGACCTGCCGCATGATCTGCCCGACCTCGCCCTCCACCTCTGCCTCCACCTCTGCAGCCGTACGGTTGGCGCAGATAGGCGCCAGCCTCTTGGCCATCCCCTTCAGGAGCGGGATCAGCGCGTTGTCCCTGGCGGCCGCCAGTTTGTCGGCCTCGTCCACGGGCACCATCGTCCCCTCCGCTTGGTCAATCTCGGGCCGGTCGCCCTTCATCCGGCGCAACGCCTCCACCACTTTGGTGTAGTTTGCAATCAGCTCCGACCGATCCGCTCGGGTGTCGTCCTTGGCGCTCTCGCCTAGGCTGGCGGCCAGATCCTCCAGGCGTTTGATTTCCAGATCCAGTCCCCCGCCCTTGGCCTTGACCAACGGCTGAGCCGGTGCTGCCGCCCGCTTTCGGTAGGCGGTAGCTCTGGATTGCCCTGTGGCCTTCATGGCCCTTGCCACGTCGTGGTTCTTGGATCTCCCCATGAGACACTATTGTTTAAGGGCTACACTCAAGAAATTGACGCGAGTCGTCGCCACCGCGGGCAGAGAAGTGGTAAAAGATTCCTTCGTAAGTCGTTGATAATGGTTTTGATTTCTTCTCTGTAGCGTTTTCACTTTTATCAGCGTCTTACAAAAGACCCATTAGCGACTTAGCTCCTCATACGCTTCGACGATTGGCTTGGCTTCACGCAAGAACTGCTTGCGAAGATCGTCCTCTTGCTTAATGCGGCGCAAGCCTCTGCTAGCAAGCCATTGAGATACTTGAATTACTTTAGTTAGAAAAGGCTTGGGCTCGGACGGTTCGCTGGTTGTTATGGGATCAGGCAAAAGGCCAACCCAGAGGAATCCCTGCCTAACAGAGGATGACTCACCGCTTTCTATTTTTTCTTGATGAGTGGCAACCCTTTCAAATCTTTTGCTTTGCTCATTGGTAATATCAGCTTCCTGGCATAACCTTGCAACATCAGTTCCAGATTTGCGCGCATTAATAATAAAGCGGCCTGCTTGCGCAGCTATCCCCAACGTTTCCCCGGCTAGTCTTAATGTTTCGTCGCGCTTTTCGTGGAACTTGTCCACCAAGGCAACAAACGTGTTTGCTGTTTTTGCCCAAGATTGGGTGCTTATCTCTTTACTGGTTTGCATTTCTTTATGCCTTTCGTCAGCGCAGATAGGTTGAATTTGGGCGTCTCACGCCTGCGCTTGGCGTGATGCGCCCTTGCCCTGTGTTCGTAAGACTTTCTGGCCTTCTCGCTTTTGGCCGACCGGAACCGGATCCCCAAGCGGTCAGCCACATCCAACGCCTTCTTGCTCACGGCCTGCTTGGTTATGTTGAACCGCTTGGCCACGCTGGTCATGGACTCCGTCGACCGGTTCAGCACGATGGACAGCACGGCCTGATCCAGCGTGTCGGTCATCTGCTGCATGGATGGATGCTCCGGGGCCTTGGCCATCAGGTAGTCGATTACCAGCACCGTATTGGTCACCCCGCAGGTCGTGACCGTGATGGTCGAAAATGCCTCTTTAACCAGATCCCGCAGGCTGTCGATCCGCATGCTGACATGCGCCTCCCCTGACGGCAGGCGTTCAATGAGCTCCTGATCCATCATACGCCACCCCCTTCCGGACGCTGGTGCAATATTGGGTTTTTAATTAGTGCACCAGTGCAATGGCAGTGCAATAATTGGCCTATAAGGCCAATATTACTGCACCTGCTGCCTTCCCAATATTGCACTAGTGCAATAATTAAATACTGCACTAAATCAAAAGGGCTCATTTGTATCCTTTTCGGTGTCATTTTGAGCCTCTTTTTCTTGGCAAAACTCCTTATATCGGTTCTTGGCCTGCCGCTCCGACAGGCCACTTTCCTTCTGAATCCACGCAATTAGCTCCCCATAGGTTTTGCCCTTCGGCATCTTCTCCCAGGGTATTTCCGCCTTGGCTGGCCCCCTCTTGCCCTTCTCCGGCTGCCCTGCCTCCACCCATGCCAACCCATGATCCGAGTGCCTAAGAAACACAAAGGGGTGCACAGCCGCCCTTGTCGCGCAAATTTCGCCCGCCCTGTGCGATTGTTGCAGGCCGCTACGCTTTCCCCGCTTCGATACCTCCAGCCGGTAAATGTCTGTGCCCTCCTCGTCTTGTCCGGCCGGAGCCAACGTCACCACCGCCCGGGCCCAGTTGGTCAGTTCGCTGGATCCAAAGCCGCTGTAAGCCTTATCGTGGCCCGTGTAGCCCGTCCCGTCCCGGGTGGGCTTGGGCGTGTGGTGGATCAGCATCCAGCTGAACTGGCTGGCCAAGGCCAAAGGGTTGAGCCGGTTACGCAGAAAGCCCCCCGCGGTCTCCTGGCTTGATAGGTCGCCCCCGATAAACGCCAAAAGCGGATCCGCCCAGAACAGGTCCGGCCGGTACTTTTCCGCCAGCCGCCTTGCCCGGTCCACAAACACCTCCCCGGTGCTGGTGCAGTCCCGCACGATGTGCACGTTGGCGATCACCATGGCCATCTCCTCCGGGCTCAACTGCATCGCCCTGACCACCCCGGCCGCCGCCTCTGCCACGTCGCCTAGGTCGTTTTCCGCCTGGACGATCAAGCTGCGCAGCCCGTCCCCCTTGGGCGTGATGCCAAAAAACGATCGCCCCACCGCCCAGGTGATGGCCGCCTGTAGGCACAGCACAGACTTACCCAGCCCGCTGCTACCCACCCATAAGGCCGAACCACCACGGCAGATCCACCGCTTGCCCAGTAGCGTAGTCGGATCCGCCTCCTCCTTGAAGTTCAGCAGCTCCTCCCACTTGTACGGCTCCGGGATGTCCCCGTACACCGTCCACTCCTTCCACTGCAGGTAGGTCAGCGTCGGTGCCCCGCACTCCACCAGCTCCTGCTTCTGGCCCGTGGCCGTCCGGACCGCCCCCGGCAGCCTAGACAACCGCCCCGGATCCTTGTTGGCCGCATCCGGCTTGGCGTGGGCAATGTGCTTGTAGATAAAGTCCACCCGGTCGCGAAACTCCACCTCGCTTTGAGCGTCCACCGTCACCCATCCGTGCAGGCTCCGGCCCCCGGACCGGATGATGCAGCTCGTCGGCAGCCCAGCCTTTTTCAAAAACGCCCACTGCTCGTCCAGCGTGCTTTCATCAAACTCCACCAGGCAATGCCTCCACCTGGTGATGTGCTCCGCCTTGCGGCCTTTCCCGTTGTTGGGGTTGATCGAGCAGTACACCCCCACCGCATCTCCCTGCCACTTCTCCAGCCCCCCGTCCTTGAATAGCTCGATCCACTCCTCCCTTGTCCTGGTCTCGCCCGCCCCGTCCGGCCGTTCCCGGTCCCCGTCGTTGATCGACCGGCAAATGTTGATGTGTTCCCCCAGCTCAAAACAGGTGGCCAAAAACTTCTCCACCGGCGTCTCCCCCACGCTCTGCGGCATTGGCGGCACCGGCATCTCGTGGCGCATGATCGTCAGCCCCTGCAGCTGGTACTTGCTCGCCGGCCGCCAAGGCTCCCGGGCCGGCCGCGCATAGACGCTCTTGACCACGCTGACCGCCTCCTTTTGCGTCAGCCCGTTCTTGCGCGCCCACTCGTCCGCCTCCGTCTCCGCATCCGCGGCCGACATGCCCTGGTCCCGCAGCTGGCAGACCAGCTTGAACAGGCTCGTGTTCCGCGTGCCCTCCTCCGCGCCATGCTGGCGGATCGCCTCCGCCGCCGGGGCCAACGCCACCGTCACGGCTTGCCCGCCTTGGCTTTTAGGTCGCGCTCCTGGTATTTCTCGGCCCTCTTCAGAAGTTCCTTGATGACCACGTGCCCCAGCTCAAAACATTCCAAGGCCCTTTGCAGTTTCCAGTGCAGGCCGATTGCCATGTCGCCCCTCATCGCCTCGCGCAGCTTGGCTATGCCGCGGCGCTGGCAGTCGTCGGTGCAACGGATGCGTTTTACGGACATGCGTCATCCTGATTGAGCAAGCCAGCAAACTCTATTTTGGGTCGCCTTCTTCCATCCGGCCTTTTTTTCAGCCCATACAAAAGCTCAAAGTCTTCGGCTTTTTTGTATACATACTGCCTGCTTACTCCAAAACGCCTGGCAATTTGAATTGCCGACTCGTCGCATCCAGAAGCAAACCGCATGCATGCAAGATCAAATTCGTCTCGGATCATACCCACTGCCCCATCCCGTAGCGGCCCCGGTTGGCCTTAATCTTTTCCAGCACGCCGGCCCACTCCTCCGGCGTCCACGAGGCGATGATGCGGGCGTCAAAGAATTTGATGAGTTGGGGCAGGGTCATTTTCGCTTTCCCAACACGTGCTCCACAAATACCCAGACGCAGTAGAGCACCGTCAGCATGACCAAAAACTCAGCGTCGATGCCATCCCGCCACCACTTGCGAGCCGTGCCAATCATGCCCGTTACCACGGCCACGGCGCC